GCGCGGCGCGCCGCACCGCGGCGCGACGCCCACGACTAGGAGGACCAGCAAGATGGCGAGAGGCAACGATGCAGCCGCTGCGACGGCAGACCTTCAGTCGCAGTACGGCGATGCTCCGAACGCAGAGGAACTGATCACGATGCACCGGCAGCAGCAGGACCCGCTCCTGCATCGGGCCAGCCTCACGAACATCGACCAGGGTGCGACCAACGCGCTCGACCTGTCGGGCCTGGAGGTCGGCGAGGGCGAGACAGTGGTCGCGGCGGCCGTGCGCGGTGCGTACGTGATCGCCGTGATCGAGGACGCTCGCGGCAACTACGTGAAGCGCCGCATGGACGCTCCGTCCGGTGCGATGGAGAAGTCGTCCAAGAACGAGCCGGTGTCCGGCCCGAAGGTCGCCGTGCCGGAGCCGGATGCCCCGGCTGATCCGGACGAGGCGCAGGCCGAGGCCGACAAGGCGGCGAAGGAAGCCGAGGAGCAGGCAGCGAAGGATGCGTCCGCGCAGGCGGAGGCGTCCGGTTCCGGTCCCGAAGCGGCGGCTGCCGCCGAGGAGGCCGCGGCACCCGAGGCCACGGCCACGAAGGCAAGCCGGTCGTCCAAGTAGCGGCGCGAGTCGCGCGTCGCGCCGGGAGGCGTAGTGATTACACCCACGGCAGAAGACGTGCGGCTCTGGAGCAAGGTCAGCTTCGTTGACCTTGGCTACCCACCGACGGACCCCGATCCACTACAGGTGCTAGTGGATCGGGCGGTCGCCTACGTGCAGTCCACGACGGGGCGGATGCTGGACGACACGTTCCCGGACTCCACGACGAACACGCCGAACGCGCAGGCGGCCGTGCAATACACGACCGAGATGCTGGCGTACGAGTCGCAGGAGGACTACCTGGAGACGGCGGCGGACGACGTGGTGCAGTCGTTCACGGCGGGTAACTACAGCGAGGTGCGCGTCGATCCGGAGAAGCGCTCCAAGATGGGGCCGCTGAACGCGAACCCGGCGCTGAACCGCGCGCTGTGGTCGCTGATGACGGAGGAAAAGCAGGACGCCTGGTACGCGCTGGAGACGGGCAAGAACGCGCCCGCGATGGCGACGACCGAGGTGGACTGGGGCGGATGGTACGGCCCGTACGAGCCGGTGCCGGGTGTGTACGGCGGCGAGTCGGGCTGGGGAGACTTGGAGTCGGGATAGATGGCGCTACGCGGAGCATTGGTCGATCGGGTGCGCGTTCATTCGCGACGCCCGGTCGCGGCGCAGCGCGTAGAGGGATCGACGCACATGACGGAGTACGTCGGCCCGCTGATTCGCGCGCGCCTGTCGCTGCCGCAGTCGCCGGAGTCGGTCGATGAGCCTGCACGGGGTCGGCGGCGCGCGGTGACGAACGTGCCGACGCTGATGGTGCTGGACAAGGACGAGTTGGGGCAGCCGGTCGTGATCACGACGGAGCACCGGCTGGGCGTGTTCTCCAAGGAGCAGTTCGGGGAGGGCGTGGAGGTGCTGTTTGAGGTGACGGCAGACCCCGAGCCGATCCGCAAGAAGCGCAAGGTGATCGGCTGGATGCTGACGATGCGTCGCGTCGCCGACCACGCTGCGGAGCCGCTGGCGGGGGTGGCCTGATGCCGTACGTCGGCGGGAAGATCGCGAGCATCGTGAAGCCCCGGCTGGCGCGCGAGACGGCGGAGATGATGGCGCGGCACGGCGGCGAGCGGATGACGGAACTGGTGAAGATGAACACGCCCATCTCGCCGCCGCAGGATCCGGTGGAGCGCGCGGTGCGGCTGCGGAAGCGTCCGCGCGGGACGCTGCGCGAGTCGATCGAGCAGAAGGCCGTGGTGCGGACGCGGAACGGGTACGAGTCGGGGTGCGAGACGCACGACCCGATCGCTCCGCACGTGGAGTGGAACACCCGGCCGCACGAGATCCGGCCGATCCCGCCGAACCGGCGGCTGGCGTTCGTGAAGGACGGCAAGTGGATGTTCCCGCGCGTCGTGCATCACCCGGGCACGACCGGGCAGGCGATGTTCCGGATCGGCGCGGCGATGGTCGAGCACGAGGTGTCTCACGGCTTGTTACAGCCGGAGCTTGAGCACTTCAAGCGCGAGTCGGAGCGGGTGGTGCGCCGATGAGGACGCCGACGGACGCGGTGCGATCGGTGAAGCGGCACGTGGCGGCGGAGCTTGGCTCGGACTGGGAGATTCGCCTCGCGCCGGAGGACGGGACGATGCGCTACCCGTACGGGATCGTGGCGGCGGTCGGCCCGGCGCTGTCGTCGGAGGCGGCGCTGAACGTCCAGATGACGCAGCCGATCACGGTCTACTGCTACCCGCGCCCGGCGGCGTCGTTTGAGCAGGGCCTGATGGACGGCAACGCGGTCGCGGACGAGTTGTGGGAGGCGTTTGCGGGCGGCCTGACGCCGTACAGGGTGCCGCTGTACGACTACGACGGGGTGCCGCTCGACCAGCCGAGCGACGAGCGGTACGAGCACGACTATCTTCGTCTGACAGACGTGCAGTTGAACCGTGTGCCGGACGCTCAGGATGAGCACAGGATCATCGTCGTATGCGACTTCCGCGCTGCGTGGTCGCGTGCTACTGCTCGCGTAGCCGCATTGCGCAGCGGCCACGCCCTACAATCTCTCCGACAGAGGTTTGTGGTTGAAGGTGCCATGCACGCGGTTCACCCCTCGGGGCTGGACGCGAGCGACGTGACGTTCGGGCGTCCCAGGGCGTCCAAGGTTTAGGGGGAGGCTTGAATGGCCGCAGGAGACGACAAGTCGGACGGCAAGGCGAGCGAGAGCGCCGAGGCCGAGGATCGTCGGACGAGGACGAGCAGGGCGGCGGCGTCGGACAAGCCGACCTACTCGGTCGAGCGGCTGGTTGCCGACGCCCCGGGGTTCCTGGGTTGCGAGTCGTATGTCGCGGCGGGGGCGCTGTCCGACGCCAGCGGCGACATGACCGTGACCGACGCGAAGGCCGCCGTGAAGGAATGGCTGAAGCGGGAGATTGACCCGCCCGAGGAGGAGTAACCCGTGCCCGGAGTTTTCAGTAAGAGCGCCCGCCCGACCCGGCCGGGCACGTACGTCAACTGGGAGTCGGTGGATGTCACGACGGTCCCGGCCAGCATCGGCTCCACGGTCGCCGTGGCCTTCACGCACGACTGGGGGCCGTCGGAGACGGCGGTGCTAGTCGAGTCGCTCGGGGAGTTCAAGGCGGTGTTCGGGCCGTCTGAGAACACGCCGGGGTTCGCGGCCGTGAAGCAGGCGTTCCAGGGCGAGGGGCTGGACGGGCGCGGCGGCGCGGGTGCAGTGGTTGCGTTCCGGATGGTCGGCGCGGCGGGCGCGAAGGCGACCAAGGTGCTGTCCAACACGACCCCGGCCCCGGCCCTGACGCTGACGGCGAAGGGCGACGGATCGTACGGCAACCGCATCACGGTGACGGTGCAGGACAACGCATCGAACCCGGCAAACTCCGACCTGATCATCCTCGTGGATGGTTCGGAGGCGGAGCGGTTCACGTACCCGGACGCGGGCATCCAGAACCTGGTCGATCAGATCAACGCCGGGTCCGGCTGGGTGACGGCCACGGCGACGGTCACGACCGTCGCGCTCGGCGTCGTGGCGAACCAGTCGTTCGCGAGCGGTGCGGATGGCGGGACGCTGCTGGCGGCCGACTACACGGCGGCGATGTCTGCGCTGGAGCACGCACGGTTCGCTGCGCTCGCGTTTGAGAACCTGACGGACGCGACGATCGTCACGTCGCTGAAGACGTGGAGCGAGAACCTGAACCGGAACGGCAAGCGGTTCATGACGGTGATCGGCGGCCTCGCGAACGAGACGATCACGACGGCCGTGACGCGCGCTGCGGCGGCGGCGTCGGAGAACATCATCACGCTCGGGATGGGGTCGGTGCAGGACGCGCAGCTTGGCGTGCTGTCGAGCGCTCAGCTTGCGCCCCGGATCGCGGGCATCCTGGCGGCGAAGGGCGAGGCGCAGTCGATGACGTTCGCGCGGGTGGCGGGCGTCTCCATCCTGTTCGGCGCGTCGGAGGCCGAGATCAATCAGGCGTTCGACGCTGGCGTGATGGTGCTGTCGCGTGACAGCAACCCGGACGCGCCAGTGCGGATCGAGAAGGCGCTGACCACGTACACGTCGAAGTCGAACGCGGACAAGCCGTACCTCGTGTTCCGCGATCCGAAGAACATCCGCACCATGCAGGGCTTTGAGATGGAGATGGCCGAGTGGTCGGACTCCAACATCATCGGCCGCACTGCGGTGAACGACAAGACGCGCGACTTCGTGGTCGGCGAGACGCGCTCGCGAGCGCAGAAGCGCGCAGACCTGGGCGTGATCCAGCCGGGCTTCACGGTGATGGTCGATCCTGACCCGGCCCCGACCGACTCTGACAACTTCATCGCGATCATGGTCGGCTTCGCGTTCGGCCGATCCGTGGAGCAGGTGTTCTTCACGATCCAGGTGTCCTAGCCCGGACCGTGTGACTGAAAGCGAGGCGAAATGGCATCGGCTACCAACGAGGGTCTGTACCGGTTCTCCGGGCTTTACGGCCTGGCGTACAAGCTCGACCCCGTGCTCGGCTACATCCCGCTGGGCGAGGTGATCGAGGTCAGTGGCGCGGTCGAGATCAACCGCATCGACGTGCCGCTGGTCGGCAAGACGCGGATGGGCCATAAGCCCGGCCGCGAGACGCGCGAGGGGACGCTGCGCATCCAGAAGATCGACTCCAAGTGGGAGTTCGAGATTTGGAACTTCCTGAAGAACCGCAAGTCGCGCCGGACGCAGGTGCCGATGCAGCCGTTCTCGCTGGAACTGGAGTACGACGATCCGGACGCGCTCGGCGAGGAGAAGATCCGGCTGGACGGCTGCCTGCTGTGGCGGCTGCCGATCGGGTTCTCCATCGGCGACGACCTGGTGGAGCGCGAGTTCCCGTTCACGTGGGAGGACGAGGACTACCTGAAGGCGTTCCGCGTCAACGTTGACGGCGAGGGCAACCCGACGGCCTCGCCGCTGGCAACGACCGGCGCGTAGTTCCGTGCCGGTCTTCGATGCGGAGAGAGCGTGGCATCGGCTGAAGGCCGAGGTCGTGTCGAAGCCGTCGCACGGCAAGCGCGATCTGCTCGCGACGATGGTGGAGATCGAGTTGGAGTGCACGCTGGACGACCACGAGCGGAACTTCGACTCCGGGCCGGTTGCGTGGCACGAACCGGCCGAGGTGATCAGCACGTAGGCGCACGGCCTCTATCGCCACCCCGCGCGGGTGGTCGTTATGCACCGAGATGCGCCGCAACCCACTACCGCTCAGGAGGCGGGTATGGCAAGCACGACAGCACCGACGGACGACAAGGCGAAGCTCACGCCGGACGAGGCGGTCGCAGAGGCCGCGAAGCTGGACGGCAAGCAGAAGGTCGATCTGCCGGACGACGTGGAGGACGCCGCCCTCGCGTGGTTCCTCGATGACGAGGAGCCGCAGTTCACCCGCGACCTGGAGTTCAACGTCGGCACGGACGACGAGCCGAAGTGGATTCCGTGGACGATCCGGGCGCTCGATGCGGACGAGATCCGGCGGCTGAACAAGCAGTCGGAGGGGCGCGCGGGTGGGCGGCGCGGGGTCGGCTCGACCGAGCGCGATCCGGACCTGGCCTCGCGCCGGATCGTGGCGGCGGCGACCGTCAAGCCGGACCTGGTGGAGGTGGCGAAGGCGAAGGGCGTGCAGGTCGCCCACGGCGACGCGCTGTGGGCACCGATGCAGGTGCTCGCGTGGCGGTTCCGCGCGAAGCCGGGGATCATCATCCAGCTTGCGAACGACGTGTTCGGGCTGTCCGGCTACGACGACGAGGACGTGCGCGGAGTGTCGGCGGGAAAGTCATAGGCGCTGGGAAGGGTGAAGCGCATTTCCTGTACCTCGCTTGGAAGCACGGTGGGCATGACCCCTACCGCCTGTACCACGGCTTGCGTGACGACTACACGCCGTGGGAAGGCGGCGACCCCATGCCCCCGACGCGCCCAGGCCGCCTTCGGCACCTCATCTACGGCTTCGCGCGGCTCGCCGAGGAGGAAGCGTTGAAGATGGCGGGCGCGAAGACAGCGAGCCGGGGCTGAGCCGTGGCCGTTTCTGTCGAGGGCACCTTCCGGATCATCGACCGCGCGTCGCGGACGCTGGAGAACATCGAGCGGCGCGCGAAGGCGGCCGATCGGGCTGTGGAAAAGCTCGGTCGGTCGCTGGACAAGGTGACCGCGAAGGAGCACATCGAGGGCCTGTCGAAGCTGGACGCGAACATGGCGAAGGTCACGAAGTCGGCCACTGCCGCGTCGCGCGAGATAGACCGGCAGTCGCGGGTGCTGGACACGCACAAGCGGAAGGTCGATTCGTCCGGGACGGCGCTGGAGCGGTTCGGCAAGAAGATGATCCTCGTGTTCGGCGGGCTGGGGAAGGTGTTCGCGCTGATGAAGCTGCCGCTGATGATCGGCGGCTTCGCGCAGTTGATCCCGCTGGTCGCGGCGCTGGGCGCGGGGGTGGTATCGCTGCTCCCGAAGATCGGCCAGTTAGGGGCGCTGCTCGGGGCGCTCCCGGCGACGTTCGCCGGGCTGGGCCTGGCGATGGCGACGGTGAAGCTGGCGTTCTCGGACATATCGAAGGCGATGGGCGGGAACGCGGATGCGTTGGCGCGGCTGACTCCGGCGGCGCGGCGGTTCACGGAGACGCTGAAGTCGTGGAAGCCGCTCGTGGACGAGTTCCGGAAGTCGGCGCAGGGCGGGCTGTTCAAGGGCCTCGATGCGTCGCTGGAGCGGCTGAAGACGGCGGCTCCGACGGTCAACCGGCTGCTCACGATGATGGGCAACACGCTGGGGAAGCTGGCGCAGCAGGCGTCGGCGCGGTTCACCTCGCGCTCGTTCCTGGCGGACTTCCTGTCGATCGGCCAGCAGGGCGGCAGGATCGTGTCGCGGATGGGCCGGGGCCTGATGAACCTGGTGGACGCGCTGCGGCACGTGGCGGTGGCGGCGCGGCCGTTCACGGACTGGCTGACGCTGACGCTGTACCGGTGGACGCGGTGGATCGACGCGGCGGCGAAGGCGGGCCGGGAGACGGGGAAGCTGCAGGCGTTCTTCGCGCGGGCGCGGACGACGCTGGAGCAGTTCGGCCGGATCGTGCAGAACGTCTACTTCGCGCTGCGGGACATGCTGCGCGCCGCGACGCCGCTCGGGGAGACGCTGTGGGGCGGGATCGAGCGGGCGACGAGGGCGTGGCGGGACTTCGCTGAGTCGGTTCGGGGGCAGACGGCGACGCGGCGGTTCTTCGATTCGACGCGCGACACGCTGGTGCAGATTTGGGGCCTCGTCCAGGACGTGACGAAGGCGCTCGGGCGGCTCGGCGCGAACCAGGGCGGCGCGGCGGCGCTGGTGGGGTCGCTGCGGGGCCTGGTGGGGCCGCTGGAGCGGATCCTGACGAACTTCCAGAAGGCGTTCGGCCCCGAGGTCGGCGTGCTCCTGACGAACATCGCGCGGACGATGGAACTGCTCTCGGGGAACATGGTGGGGCCGTTCACGGTGGCGCTGCGGTTGCTGAACCGGATCCTGGGCGTGTTCAACTCGCTGCTCGATGCGGTGCCGCGGCTGGGGCAGGCGATCCTGGTGGCGTTCGCGGTGTCGCGGATCATGCGGATGGCGGGTGCTGTGCGCGCCCTGGCGGCGTCGTGGGGCCTGGTCGGCGCGGCGGCGGGTCGTGCTGCGGCGGCGGAGGCGGCGGCGACGATGATGGGCGGCGCAGGCGGCGGCGGGCCGGGCATCTTCGGGCGCATCTTCGGGCGCGGCAAGCGTCCGCCGGTGCCTCGCGGCGGCGTGCCGGACTTCGCGGCCGGTCCGGCGGGGATGGCTCGCGCGGAGGGCGCTGTGGGCGCTGCTGCGAAGGTGGGCGGCCTGGGACGGATCGCTGGTGGTGCGGCGCGCGGCATCGGGAAGTTCGCGTGGCCGATCGCGGCCGGGATGGCGGCGCTCGATGCCTACAGCGCGGAGCGGACGGGCGGCTTCTGGAACCAGGCTGCGCAGTCCGGCTCGGCGGCGCTGACGGGGGCCACGTTCGGCGCGATCCCGCAATACAGCGGCGGGGCGATGGAGGCGAAGCGGCGGCAGGACGTGCTGACGAATCTCGCGACGGCGGCCGAGCCGGTGCAGGTCGCGAAGCGGAGCGTGGCACCGTCGGCTGACCGGCCGCTGGCGACAGCGGCGAGGGCGCACGGCGTCTCTACGGTGGTGGCCCCGGTGATGCAGCAGTCCTACGCGCAACAGGTCACCGCGACGACGGCCGCGAACCCGACGACCGCGCAGGGGCAGGCGGGGCAGATCGCGGCGCTTCAGGGGATCATGGCGAGGGCGCGGGGCGAGAAGGCAGCGGCGGACAACGAGGCGATGAAGGCGCTCATTTCCGGGTTGCAGACCGAGTTGACGTACCGCGAGGAGATCCTGAAGACGACGCGCTCGCAGGAGCGGACGGACAAGCGGCGGGCGACGGCCACGTACTCGGCGGGCCTGACGGATAAGGTCGCGGCGGGCGTCGATCCTGTGACGGGGAAGCTCAAGAACGCGAAGCGGACGCGGGCCGAGTTGCGGGCCGCGACGGCGCTCGACATTCGCCAGATGAGCAGCGCGGACCCGGCTCAGGCGCGGAAGACAGGGCTGGCTCGGATCGCCGCGGACAACGCGATGTTGAAGGCACACCCGGAGTTGAAGGGGCAGGTCGATCGCGACCAGAAGGACATCCTCCGGAAGTTCGACAAGCTCGGCATCGATATCAAGGCGAAGGGCAAGAAGATCGTTGACAACACCGCCGAGGGCGTGAAGGGCCTCGCGAAGGCGCTGGCCGCTCCGGGCGAGCAGGTGGCGCAGCTTGTGGACGCGGCGATGACGACGGCGCAGGCGAAGTACGTCCAGCACATGCGCGACCTCGGGTATACCCCGCAGCAGGCGAAGGCGTTCGTGGCGACGGGTGAGTCCACGGGGTCGTACTTCCTGGGCGGCGACCCGGTGAACGCGAAGGGGCAGGTGCAATCGACGGCGCAGCCGAGCAGCAAGCGGGCGCGCGGCGGGCGGATCCCCGGCAGCGGGCTGATGGACACGGTGCCGATCGCGCCGGGGCAGATGGCGGCTCCGGGCGAGTTGGTCGTGAACCGGCACACGGAGGGGCGGATCAACCGGCTGCTGTCGATGATGGGCACGTCGCTGGGGCGCGAGGTGGCGCGGGAGGACAAGCCTCACTGGGCGGGCGAGGACAAGTCGGGCGTGATGCCGGGCCTCGCGAAGGGCGGCCGGACGCGCCCGGCTCCGCGTGGCCCGGGGACGCTCGACCTGACCGGCGGCCAGTCGGGCGGCTCTCCGCTGGCGCGCGCGATGCGGGCGGCGAACGCGATCGACTCGATGCACTACCCGTACGCCTGGGGCGGCGGGCACGGCCGGATCGGCGTGCCGTCGTCCGGCACTCGCCACTCGACCGGCGGGCCGATGGGCGTCGGCTTCGACTGCTCCGGGGCTACGTCGGCGGTGCTCGGCGCGGCTGGTCTACTGGGTGGACCACAGGTGGCATCGAGCTTCATGCGGTGGGGCGCGAAGGGCTACGACCCGCACGGGATCAACGTCGTCGCGTCGCCGTCGCACGTCTACATGATGCTGGCCGGGCGCGCGTTCGGGACGAGCACCGCGAACCCGTCCGGCGGCGCGGGCTGGTTCCCGGGCGGCATCCGGTCGGGGTTCTCGGTGAACCACGTCGCGAACCCCGGCTCGCTCGGCGACGTGGGGTCTGCGGTGGGTGGCGGTGGTGCGGGTGGTGCGCTGCGGCTGACGGCGACGAACTCGGGGCTGTTCGGGTTCCCCGGCGCGTACTCGGCTGGCGCGACGGGTGCGCAGGCGGGCGCGCTGAACAAGGCGGCGGCGGCGGCGGACACGGCAGGCAGCCTGGGCTTCGCGAAGGGCGGCCGGGTCGGGTTCGGTGGCTGGTTCGGTCGCGGCGGCACGGCGACGTACGACCGGCCGACGCTGATAGGGGTCGGCGACTCTGGCCGGGAGACGGTGAGCGTGTCGAGAGGCGGCGGTGGCGGTGGCGGCCCGACGTTCGTGGTGAAGATCGGGCACATCACGAACCACGGCGGCAACGTGCAGCGCGAGATTGAGGCGGCGTTCCAGTCGCTCGCGCGGCGGCTGGAGACGCAGGGCCTGGTGGACGACGCTGAGGTGATGACGTGAGCAGCCTGATCTGCGTGCTGTCGCGCTCGCCGCGCACGAAGGCGGGGATCCTGGCGGTGCCGTTCTACTTCCAGGCCGCGCCGATCGAGAACTTCAACTACGACACGGCGGTGGAGTTCACGGACTACGACACCCTGTCGCGGGTCAGGTTCTCGCGGCCGGTCGGCAAGCAGTTGACCAGCTACGTGTTCGACACGGTGTTCACGAACTACCTGATGGCGGACGTTCCGGCGGCGTTGCAGGTGTACGTGTCGAGCCTGCTCGCGCTCGGGGTGGAGCCGGGGATTCAGCTTGAGAAGATCGGCGGGCCGCATCCGTTCTTCGCGCCGCCGGAGGTGCGGGTGGCGCAGCTTCGGGCGATTCAGGACGCGATGTCGCCAATGGTGCTGACGATGGCGGACTCGTCGGTGCTGCGTGCGCCGCCCGGCGGTTCTCTCGGGGCGGTGGGGGCAGGCAGTAACGAGTTGTCGGTGGAGGTGACGCTGCGGAACGTCCGGCAGGAGGAGCGGGCCGGGGAGACGGACGCGCTCTACGTGCAGGCGACGTTCGCGGAGTTCAACACGGTGCAGATGAAGACATCGAAGCGCGGCACTGTGAAGGGGGCGGAGACGACCGGCAGCTACCGCGCGAAGCTGACGATCAAGACGCTGACCGCTACGCAGTGCACCGTCGCGCGGCTGGCAAAGCTCTACTACGGAGATGCGTCGAAGGTCAAGCCGATCTTCGCCCGCAACTCCTGGCTGACGGCCGCAGGCATCGAGCGGAACGAGAACCTGAGAGCGCTCGCGACCGGCACGGTGCGGCAGACGGTGCGGACGGCGCGGCTGAAGAAGGTGCTCGCGGGGCACCCGCAGATCCTGATCCCGAACCTGCCGCCGTCGGCCGCGGCCACGTCGCCGCCGACGCAGCCGTCCGTCGGGAGCCACTAGCTCATGGCGAGCGCTGCGACGAAGCGAGCGGAGAGTCGGCATCCGGCGAAGCCGACGTACGTGGCGCAGAAGCCGCTGCCGCTGGCGCAGGACGAGTTCCAGACGTACCTGCTCAAGCCGGGCAACAAGCAGGTCGAGATCAGCGACGAGACGGTGAGCGTGTCGTGGGTGGACTCCGGGCCGGTGCTGGCCGGTGAGTTGCAGGAGCAGGACCCGGATCCGCAGATGCGGAAGATCGGGGTGAACCTCGGGGACACGATCATGCTGATGGGCCGCTCCCGCACGGAGGGGTCGTTCACGGAGTTGTGGCGGATGCGGGTGCAGAGCGCGAACCTGTCGCTGCGGGCGGGGACGCGCGCGTGGAACCTGACGGATGACCTGCAGAACCTGGCGGACTCGCGGGACGACTTCCGGTTCGTGCGCGGCAAGGCGCACAAGCAGGGGTTCCTGGCGTCGGAGGTGGCGCGCGTCGTGTGTCGGAAGTACGGCATCCAGGTGGGCACCATCACGCCGACGAAGTACCGGATCAAGCGGCAGATCGTGAAAAACGGCAGCCCGCTCGATGCGATCACGGATGCGTACAAGACGGAGCGCACGCAGACGGGCGTCCGGTACGTGATCCGGTTCAAGCGCGGGAAGCTCTACATCACGCGGCTGACGCACTCGGCGTTGCTCTACGAGCTTGGCGAAACGATCGCGGACGGCACGTACGAGATCACGAAGCGAGCGACGTACGCGACGGTGATCACGCTGCACGGCACGGGGTCGAAGCGCAAGGGCAAGGACGCCAAGGGCCACACGAAGCGCAAGACGGTGAAGATCACATCGCGCGTTACACGGAAGGCGTTCACGGCGCGGTACGGGATCGTGCACAAGAGCGTGACGATGAAGGGCATCGACTCGCTGGCGGAGGCGAAGAAGCGGGGCCTGGCTGACCTGGCGAAGCGGATGAAGCCGAATCGGACGCTGACGTTCACGCACCCGGGGGTGCTCGGGATCCGGCGCGGGCAGGGGCTGCGGCTGCGCGACCCGAGCAAGGGGACGTGGATGCTCTGCTGGGTGACCGAGGTGCGTCACGCCGTGTCGGCTGGGAGCTACACGATGGATGTGACGGTCACGTTCAGCGACCCGTTCAAGCTGACGGCGGCGGACAAGCGGGCGGCGAAGCGGTTCGCGAAGGCGCGCGCGAAGGGCCGGAAGGCGGCGGCGGCGAAGCGCAAGGCGCGGGCGAAGCCGTCGCCGAGAGCGAGAGCGAGGCGCTGATGGAGCTTTTCCCGACGACGGTAGTTCTGGACGACTTCAATCGCGCTGACTCGGGGCCGCCACCGAGCGCGAGTTGGAACAACGACATGCGCTTTGAGGGCGCGGGCAATCAGGGGCTGGCCGTCCGGTCGAATGCGGCGCGGGGGCCGACGCCCGGCGGACTGAAGTCAGCGACGGCGTACTGGAACACCGTCTTCCGGGACGACAACGAGGCGTACGTGACGCTGGGGGCGCTCTCGCCGCCGTCTCACGTTTCGTGTCAGGTGTGGGCGCGCGGCTCTAACCTTGGCACGGCGAAGGCGGCAGCCTACGTGGTGGCACTGGAGGAGTCGGGGAACATCTCCCTGCTCCGGTACGACGACATCGGCGGCATTGGCTACAACTTCCTGCCGGGCACGTCCACGGTCAACTACCCGTTGACCACCGGCGACAAGGTGGGCATTCGCTGCATCGGGAACACGGTGGAGGCGTGGGCGAGGAAGGCTGGGGTCTGGGCGCGGGTGCTGTCGTGCACGAGCAGCGTCCACCCGAACGGCGGGCAGATCGGCCTGTATTCGTACGACGGCTCGCGCGCGTTTGACGACTTCGGCGGCGGGTCGATCGAGGTGTTCCCGTACGCGGGGGTGCTGGACAACTTCAACCGCGCCAACGCGGCGCTCGATGGGACCGCGAACTGGCGGCGCGACATGCGCTCGGCCGGGGCGGAGGACCTGTGGGTGCAGTCCAATGCCTGCTCGGCGATCACCGTTGGGGACGGCGGGGAGGCGTCGGACTGGTGGGAAGCGAAGACGTTCCGGAGCGACTGCGAGGCGTACGTCCGGGTCCCGCAGGTGAAGTCGGACTTCGAGATTTGGGCGCGCGGCTCTGACCTGTCCGGGGGGCTGCCGCAGGCGTACGTGGTCTGGTATCGGTACATCGACGCGACTCACGGCGAGGTGCGGCTGCAGCGGTACGGGCCGGGCGGCTCGGGCTGGTGGGTGAACATCAGCGATCCGGTGAGCTTCACGCTAGCCGACGGCGACTCGCTCGGTATCCGCGTGAAGGGATCCACGATCACGGCGTTCGGGAAGCACGGCGCGGGGTCGTGGGAGGCGCTTGTGGCGGCGACCGACACGGCGATGCCGACCGGCGGTCAGATCGGGCTGTTGACCTACAACGATCCGTTCACGTTCACGGTGTTCGATGACTTTGGAGGCGGCTCGCTCCCGGGAGAGGTGACAGCGGGCGGCTCGATCGCTCCGGCTAGCTCGCAGACGAAGAAGACGACCAAGACGACGCCGTTCGGGGCCGCGCTCGGAGTGACCGGGCTGCTGTTGAAGACGAAGCCGCTGTCGATGGGTGGCGCGATCAACAGCGCGGCGCTGGGGGGTACGCTGGCGAAGGCTCTGACGCTTGCGCCGGTGGTGGTGCCGCTGACGAAGTACCGGGCCGGGATGGACGAGATGCTGTTCGCGTCGCTGCCGTGGCCGGAGGCGCAGGTGCAGCTTGCCGCTCCGGGCGTGGAGGGGCAGCAGATCACGGCGTCGTGCGGGTGGCACGGCTCGTCGTTCGATCCGTGGCGCGGCAGCTTCGCGATCGTGTCGCGGACGGGGCCGCTGGCGGAGATGGTGGGCGAGCGGCTGGCTGTGTCACGTCGTGATCTGCCGACGGCGCGGACGGTATACGTGTACGTGCACGCCGACTCGGACGACCTGACGGAGGACATGAGTCTGACTCGGCGGGCGTTCATGGACCTGGGCGACCCTGCGTTGGACAACCTGACGGTGGTCTGCGACGTGGTGGGGCCGAGCGTGCATGTCTAGGGAGTCGGACAACGCTGCGGCGGCCGTCCGCTCGTACGTGGAGCGGGCGCTAGCGCAGGTGCTCCAGGCGGACTACGGCGTCGTCCGCTCGGTCAGTCCGCTCCAGGTCGAGCTTGGGCACACGAACGACGTGCTCGACTCGGACGAGCTTGTCGTCACGCAGGAGGTGCGCCGGTACGACGCGCAGGTGGGGCTTGAGGTGGGCGACTCGCTGGCGCTGATGCCGATGGAGTCGGGCGAGTACCTGGCGGTGGGCGTGGTCGCGAACGAGGCCGACCCGTCCACGGGTGCGCCTGCGCCTGCGCCTGATCCGGGCGGGTACGGCGCGTGGCTGCCGGGCGACCTGAAGCCGACAGCGCGAGCGGCGGCTTCGGCCGGGTGGCTGCTGGCGGACGGGTCGGTGCAGAGTCGCGCGGCCTACCCGGCGCTGGCGGCGGCGCTGGGTGCGGACGGCGTGAATCCGGGCGTCTACAACGTCGCGGGCGACACGCTGAACGTGGCGACGCAGTTCCGGCTGCCGGACGGGACGGGCCGGTCGCTGATCGGGGCGGGGACGGCCACAGCGCCGACGAAGGCGGCTGATTCGACGGCGCACACGCGGGGTTCCTACGGCGGCACGGAGGGCGTGGCGATCACGGTCACGGAGATGGCTGCGCATAGCCACTCGGGGACGACCGGGGCGGGCGCGACGGGCACCGCGAACGCGGCTCTGACGGTGGACAACGCGGCTGCGATCGGCGCGTCGGTATCGACCAACTCGGACACGGCTACGACGAGCGGCCCGACTCCGACGACCACGGATACGTCGGGTTCGCATCAGCACAGCCTGCCCGTGTGGTACGACGGCACGAGCGGCAACGCGGGTCGCCCGTCGGCGTCGCTGGCGCAGGGCGGCGGCGTGCTGACGGCGACGGTCGCGAACGCGACGGGGGCGGGCACAGGAGGGCACGCGCACTCGCTGAACGCGCACACCCATACGCTGACGACGGTGGGACACGCGCATACGGTGACGGTGCCGATCCACGGCCACACTGTCACGCAGACGGCGCACGGCCACACGATCCCGTCGCAGGGCGGCGGGCAGCCGCACTCCAACCTGTCGCCGTTCTTCACCGGGCTATGGCTGATCAAGACCTGAGCGGGAGCACTAACATGAGCACTGCGCATGGCTGAGGATTTCCTAGAGCCGGAGGCGGACTTCGACGGCAGCATCGTCCCGACGGACGACGACGGCTGGTCGCCGTCCGAGGAACTGGACGACCTGGAGGAGCGGCTGGATGACCCGGCGCTGTTCGGCGACGCGGTGCAGTCGGACGCGCTGGTGCTGGACACCGAGCCGCGGGTCTACACGCTGGGCCGGTCGTGGCTGTTCGACTTCTCGCAGAGCCGGTTCGTGACGGACCGCTCGCGGGCGCGCTCGCCGATCGGGGTGACGGGTATCCCGCAACTCCAGAACTGGGTCGAGAAGGCGCTCTACACGCCGCGCGGGGCGCTGCCGATCCATCCAGACGACTACGGGCTGGAGAACCCCGACTCGCTGGTTGGGGGGCCGTTCACGGCCGCGTCCGCCGCCAGCCTGCGGCGGCGTATCGAGGAGTGCGTGACCTTCCATCCGAAGATCATCGGCATCGAGGGGTTCTCGGCAACGCCGACGCCGGACGATGCGGAGGGTGTGGATGTGAGGTTCACGATCCACCTGGACAACGACGACGTGATTCCGTTCTCCACGAGGCTCCAGTAGGAGGGCTGAACGATTCCCGATATCGCAGACTTCACGCCACTCGTCACGGAGACGGTCGCCTCGATTCGGGGGCGGATCAACGCGGACGTGAACGCGGGCCTCGGGGTGACGGACGCCGAGTACGTGGACACCGTGGAAGGCGGCATGTTCTACGACCTGACGCAGGTGGTGATCCTGGAGATCGGGCGGCTGTACGACCTGGTGAGCACGGAGGCCATCGCGGCGACGTTCCCGGCGTTCTCGTGGGGCGACTACCTGGACACGCACGGCGAGCTTGTCGGCCTGACGCGCAAGGACGCAGCGGAGGCGTCCGGCACGGTCACGTTCGATGCGGGGTCGCCGGTGGTTGGCTCGCCGATCATCATCTCGCCGGGCACGCTGGTGGCGAGCACGCAGCAGTCGCCGGACGAGGACCCGATCGCGTTCCGGGTCACGGTCGGCGGCACGATTGCCGTCGGCGCGACGGCGATCAACCTGCTCGTGGAGGCGGAGGAGGCGGGGTCGGAGGGGAACCTGACGGCGCACCAGGTGGACGACCTGTTGTCGCCGGTGGATCGGATCGCGTCGGTCTACAACGATGCGGCGATGAGCGGCGGCGCGGACGCCGAGTCGGACGAGGTGTTCCGCGAGCGGATCATGACGGAGTGGCGCTCGGCGGGCGGCTCGGGCACGGCGGGCGACTATCGGCGGTGGGCCACGTCGTATCCGGGGGTCGGCGCGGCGGCGGTGACGCCGCTCGCGTTCGGGCCGGGCACGGTCAGTGTCGTGATCACGGACACGTTCAACAGGCCGTTCACGACGCTGGCGGAGGTGGACGCTGTGCAGGCGATGATCGATCCGCCGACGGCGCAGACCACGAGCGTCGGTACGCAGGCGCTGCCCGGCGGCGGCACGTTCAATGTGGCGACCAACGGCGCGACGGCGTTCGATCCGGCCGGGAAGCTGATCGTGAAGATCGCGGCCGGGCCGCAGGTCGTGAGCTACACCGGCCGGACGGCCTCGTCGTTCACGGGCTGCACGGGCGGCCTGGGCACGGTTCCGGCGGGCACGGCGGTCGTGCAGGGCGGCCACGGCGAGGGGCTGGCTCCGATCGGGGCGGTGGTGGCTGTGAGCACTCCGGCGATCAAGAACGTGGCGGTGGTCGCGACGGTCACGCCGCAGCCGGGCTACACGATGGACGGCGTGGGTGGCACGGTCGCGATCCGGGGTAACGTGAACGCGGCGATCCGCGACTACCTCGGGAACCTTGCGCCCGGCGACGACGTGGTGCTCAACCACGTGCTGGCAAGGTTCTTCGCGGTGAGCGGCGTGCTAGACGTGACGGGCCTGACGCTGAACGGAGCGGCGGCGAACGTGGTGGTTGCGCCGGGCGAGGTGGCAGTGGATACCGGGCTGACGGGGATCGTCTGATGACGATGATGCTCGACCCAGTTGTCGGCCAGCGCGTGATGAGCGAGCAGGGCCTGCTGCTACTGGAGGACCTGCCGCACTACTTCCGCGACGACCCACAGGTGCGCGGCTACGTCGATGCCGTGTCGCGTGAGCTTGAGCGGGTAGAGGCGCTGATCGACACGGTGTGCGACCAGTGGTTCTCGGACATCGGGATGTCGGGCGTCATGGTGAACGAGTACCTGAGCATCTGGGAGTTCAACCTGGGCCTGCCGATCGCGCCGCAAGGGATGACCACCGACCAGCGCGGGAGTATCGTCACGTCGCACATCCGGAAGCGCACGGCGGAGACGGGCGCGGACTGGGTGTCGGTGATGAACGCGGGGTTCGGCACCGGCACGTGGGGCTACGACGAGGACTACGCCGACTACACGGTGCGGCTGACGATCCCGTACGGCTCGGGGACGATCACGGCCACGGCGGTGCTGGCTCTGGCGCGTCAGATCACGCCAGCGCACATCGACATCGTGGTGACGTACAGCGGCGGCGGCGGCGGCGGCTCGTTCATCATCGGCATCAGCCCGATCGGCGTGGGCCAAATCTAGGGGGATGGCATGACGGCGAACCGCGATCTGAACTACGGCGATGCGCTCCCCGAGATGTTCGTGGACCAGATTCAGGAGTTCATCGGGACGTATGCGTCGCCCAACTTTCGTGTCGTGCAGTCGAGCGCGACGGCGCTGCAGATCGTCGCGAGCGCGGGCAACGGGCAGGTGTGTGCGGCGGTCGGCGGGAAGTGGCGCTACATCACGACGACCATCTCGGCGGCCGATCCGGGAGGCACGGCGGGCATCCACACGCTGTGGCTCACGACGGGCGCGAACTCGTATCTGCCGGGGCCGCCGGAGTCGGACACGACGAACTACACCTTCGGGCTGGAGATCCGCGCGAGCGGCACCCCGTCGGCGGCGTTCTCGCGGCAGATCGGGACGGTCGAGTGGGACGGTACGTCGATCACGCGGGTGCTGCTGGACGTGGGCACGCCGCCACCTGACCAGACGCTCGGGACGGCCTCGTCGGTGTCGATGCAGTCGCGCGTGTCGGGCGACACGACGTACCGGTTCGTGCGGCAGGCGGACGGCAAGCTGCTGTGGGGGCCGGGCGGGGTGAGTGCGCTGGACACCGACCTGTACCGCGGCGCGGTGGACAGCCTGCGCACGGACGACAACTTCGGCGTGCGCGGCGACGTGGCGGCGGCGGCGCGGTTCATCGACCTGTACGAACCGGCGGCGACGGCGGGGTCTGTGCGGGTGCTGCAAGGGGCTGACACGCAGCCTCGGCTGCGGCTGGGGGTCAGCGCGGCCGGGGCGGGGCTGGTCGAGGCCGGTCCTGGCGGGGCGTCGTCGCCGGACACGAACCTGTACCGGCACGCGCCGGATACCTGGGGGACGGACGACAACTTCCGGGTGCGTGGCGATGGTGCCGGAGCGGCGCGGTTCCTGGAGGTGGTGTCTCCGAACGCGACGACGCGGGCGACGACGCGGGTGTTCGTGACGGGCGATACGGTGCCGCGCGCTGAGGTTGGCGTGAACGCGGGCGGCGAGGGGTTCGTCGCGTTCGGGCCGGGCGGCGGCGCGGGGGTGGACGCGGCGATCACGCGCACCGGCGCGGGCGTGATGGCGCTGTCGGGGTCGCTGCAGGGAAACGCGATCTCGGCCGCCACGTCGTTGACTGCTCCGACGGTGGCTTCGACGGATGTCAGCGGGAACGTGGCGACGACGGCGTTCGTGTCGAACTTCATGGCCGCGCAGGGGTCGGTGGAGTATCCACAGGCGGTGGCTACGACAGCCGCGGTCGGGGTGAGCGGCCGGTGGGCGCGGGCCGATCACCGCCATGCGAACGATCCGGGCATCTACGACCCGGCTGCGGCGGCGTCGCGGCTGAACCCGATGACCGTGTTCACGTGGGCTGATTTCGGGCTTATGGTGGACGCGCAGGTGAACGGGAAGGAGATGTACGCCGAACCCGGATACACCTGGCTTCCCAACGGCTCCAATGTCGCCAACTTCCCCGCGCCGCGTAGCTCGTGGGCGGCGATCGGCGGGACGCTCCAGTGGCGGTGGTATCTGTGGATCGGGATCGTGGGCACAGCGCCGACGGCGCTGACTGTGAGTCTGCGCTTCCAGTCTTGGTCGTTGGGCGGAGTTATCGGGGCGATCACCGCCGTCGTCGGCGCTACGGGGTTGCAGGCCGCTGGCGGGCACAGCCTCGATTCGGGCTGGGCCACCATGCCAGCGTTCCCGGACGGGATGATTGTGCCGATGCTGCGATTCGACAAGACAGGCTCGGACTTCACGATCAACCACACGATCCTGACGATCATGGTGAGGAACGTGTAAGCTCACGGCATGAGCGACGAGTACGATGAGGTGCGCGAGCTTTACGAGATGATCGGTCGGCAGGCCGTGGCGCTGGCGCAGGCGCGGTCGGTGAGCACGGCGCTGGCCGATCACGTCGCGGAGCTTGAGCGGACGGTGGCGTACCTGCGGGAGCGCGACCCGTTCATCCCGGCGATCGGGGGCGACCCTGACCCGGGGCCAGAGGAAACCACGACGATCGGAGGATCGGATGGGCAAGGGCAAGGGCGAGAACTCTGAGTTCGCCGGACACACCCACATCGGGCTGGTGATCGACCGCTCGGGGTCGATGCGGCAGACGAACCCGCACGCGACGCGCGACCTGATGAAGTGGCTGCGCGGCGTGAAGGGTGCGCCGGGCACCGACCGGACGGACATGCGGGTCATCTACTTCGATGACCAGTTCGACTTCGTGTCGCGTCGGCCGCTGGCCGAGTACGCGGAACTGGCCGTCGATCCGCGCGGCGCGACGGCGCTGTACGACGCGACGGCGCAGATGATCCGGAAGCTGGACAAGACGGACGACAAGCGCGACCGGACGCTGCTCGTGGCGATCACGGACGGGCAGGAGAACGCCAGCCGCGAGACGGAGTGGGAGGCGCTGAAGGAGATGATGGCGCTCCGCACGGCGACCGGCCGGTGGACGTTCGTGTTCCTGGCGGCCGAACTGACGAGCGTGTCGAGCGCGAACATGACGCGCGGCGCGGGCGCGGGGAACGTGTCCGCCCGCGGGATCGGCTACATGGGCGATCAGGGCGTGGTCGCGACGCGGAGCTATCTGGGTGGCGACCAGGCGTCGGTGTCGAACTTCACGCAGGAGGCTCCGCCGAGCGTGCCTGACGAGGACGAGGACGCCAAGACCGTGAGCACGTCCGACAGCACAGCCCCGTAGGCGCTACGATCGGGGTCGCGCGACCCATCGGTTGGGAGTTGGTTGTCGCACGCTCTCTAGGGTCGCGCCACCCCGCCGCGCATCGCCTGCGGCGGGTGACGGGGGCGGCCTTCAGCGGGCCGCCCCCGTCTGCGTCTTGGCTCACGTCGTGTCGTCCGATGGTCGCGCTACGCTTGCGGCTGACACCTTGACCGAGGGGGTCCAGATGGCATCGAAGGCGATCCAACCGGCGCGACCGGGGGGCGTGACTGAGCGCAGCCGAGCGGCGTGGACGGAGGAGCAGATCAACCTGATCGCGGCGACCGTCGCGGAGGGTGCGACGCGCCCGCAGTTGTTCATGTTCCTGGAGCTTGCGTCGAAGTACGACCTAGACCCGTTCGCGAAGGAAATCTGGTGCGCGGTGCCGAAGGCGGTGGACGGGTCGGCGCGGACCGACAAGGTGATGATCATGGTCGGCCGCGACGGGTTCCTGAAGATCGCGCAGCGGCACCCGGACTACCGGGGGATGGACTCCGACGTGGTGCGCGAGAACGACGACTTCGCGGTGGAGCGGCTGGAGGATGGGCGGCGGCTGATCACGCACCGGTACGGCCGCGAGCGCGGGAAGCCGGTGGCGGCGTACGCGGTGGTGCTGCGCGAGGGGCGGCTGCCGACGTACTTCCACGCGCCGATCGAGGACTTCAAGCCGTCCGGCGCGAGCAGCTACTCGCAGTGGTCGAAGGGGCCTGGGACGATGATCCTGAAGTGCGCGGAGGCGGGGGCGCTGCGGCGCGCGTTCTCGATCACCGGGATCGTGGCGGAGGAGGAAGTCGCGCACCACTTCGACACGCAGGTCGAGGCTCCCGAGCCGGACGCGCCGCCGGAGATGGTGGACCGGATCAGGTCGCTGTTCGATCAGGCGCGGATGCTCGACCAGGACGCCTACACCCCGGCGAAGCAGCGGCTGATGCTGGCGGGCGTGAGCGAGGAACGGCTCGGGCAGATCGAGCAGGAGCTTCGGACGTTCATCGTGGCCTGCGGCGGGGTGGTCGCGGAGACGGTGACGGACGTGGTGGACGAGCCGGACGAGCCGGGCCAGCCGAATCCGGAGCCGGAGCCGACGGAGCCGCAGCCGGAGCCGGACTCCGAGCGGTTCACGCCGGAGCAGGTGGAGTCGATGAACCAGACGCTGGCGCTGCCGGTGGAGGAGTCCGATCCGGTGCGGGAGGCGGCGGAGCGCGCAGGGAAGGCGCTGGGGTTCGATGCGAGCCTGCCGCCGGAGCAGTCGGGTCTGCTGGATGGCGAGCCGGAGGAAGCCGAGTCGGTCGAGCAGATCCCCGAGGGGGAGTTGGACTTCGACGGGGGCGACGATGGCAGCCCGTGACCTGGAGCCGCTGAGGACGAACGCGATCCGGCAGTCGGACCTGTCGGCGTTCGACCGGTGCGCGCTGTCGGCGTCGTGGGAGCGGGCCTTGCGGAACCAGAACTGGGCGACGCATCCGCAGGCGCGCGGGTCGCTCGTGCACCGGGTGCTCGGGAAGTGCCTGCGCGACATGGTGCGGATGCACGAGGGGTCGATCCCGGTCGATGCGGCGCTGGCGATCCTGCACGAGACGCTGCGCCAGCACGACGTGCCGCCCGCCGAACTGCTCAACGTGCCGATGAACGAGGTGAAGGACCTCTACTGGGTCGTGAAGAAGTGGGCGCACGACTTTGAGTGGTCGGTCGAGAACCTGGTCGCGATCGAGGAGCGGCTGTACGCGCCGGTCGTGTACCCGGACGCGAACGGTGATCCGGTCGAGCGGGCGATGACGGGCCAGATCGATGCGCTGTTCGTGGAGGGCGCAGACCACGCGATCGTGCTCGACTGGAAGGACACGTGGGGCCTTCCGGCGGCGACGGAGGTGAGCCACAAGGGCTACTTCCAGCAGCGCTTCTACGGCTTCCTGGTGATGATCACGTACCCGACGATCATGCGGGTGACGCTGCGCGAGGTGTACCTGCGCTACTCGGAGGTGCGCGAGGCGACGCTGCACCGCGAGGACATCGATGACGTGCGGGCGGAGTTGACGGCGCTGGTGGAACGGTACGACAGGGCGTTCGCGACGAAGACGTTCCCGCCGTCGCCGGGCCACCACTGCGGCTACTGCCTGCGGCCGGAGCGGTGTCCGATCCCGGTGAAGCTGCGGCGAGAGGGGAAGATCGACTCGGCGGATGAGGCGGCGATCGTGGCGCGGCAACTGGTGGTCGGCAACGCGGTCGCGAAGCAGTCGCGGGCGGCGCTGGCGGCGTGGGCTGACTCCAACGGGCCGGTGCCGATCAAGGACGCGAAGGGGCCTCGGGTGTACGGGTACGTGGCGGCGGAGCAGACGCGGCGGCCGGATCGGGAGGCGCTGGAGCGGGCGCTGGCGGCGGGGGATGTGGACGTGGACAAGCTGTACCGGACGGTGCTGACGGCGCGGTTCGTGGAGCACGTGCCGCGGAAGGATCGGGCGACGGACGAGGACGTGGTGCTGATGGCGGCGCTGGAGGGGGCGCTGGCGGAGGCGCAGGCGAGGAAGGGGAACGGCGATGGATGAGAACCCGCTGGAGAACCCGCTGGTCGAGCCGGGCGACTACCCGATCGAGGGTGGCGGCACGCTGCGGATCTGGGTGAGCGGCGGTCAGACGTGGGCGGCGGTGGCGGCGGCGTTCGACGGGTCGCCGTCGTATCCGTGGCATCCGCGGCAGGTGACCGATCAGGAGGACGGGACGCTGAACGCCTTGCTCGCGAACGTGATCATGGGTCGGATGAAGTGCGAGCAGGACGAGCACGGCGTGTTCCAGTTCCAGGTGACGGAGAGGGGGAAGGCGCGGATTCGCGAGATGACCGTGCAGGGGGCGATCACCTTCAGCCCGCCCGGGCAGGAGGGCGTTGACGGTTCCCACCGAGCGCTCGGGGCCGACGGATGACGAAGGTGTGTCCGCGCTGCGAGGGGGTCGGCTCGACCCCGGCGCTGCCGGTGTGTCCGCGCTGCAAGGGACGCGGCATCGTGACGGACTAGCTCTCGGCGAGTGCTAAGCTCGTGCGATGCACGATCCGATGAGCGTCGCGTTTGAGGTGCCGAGGCCGTGGCCGGACGTGCGCAAGCGGCCGAATCACGCCGCTCCGCACCGGCGCGAGCCGGGCTACCAGCACCGGCGCTTCGGGCCGCTGAACATCAGGGCGTCGAAGTTCCGGTGCTACGTGTGTGAGGGGACGGGGAAGGTGCCTGACCCGAAGCCGAGCTACATCTACGAGCCGGTCGGCTATCGGTGCCCGAACTGCGATGGGCTGGGGTTTGAGTTGTGTCCGACGCGGCGGCGTCCGTACTTCACGTGGGCGTCGTGGCAGTTCGGGGAGTGGGAGGCGCGGTTCCCGCCGCTGGTGACGGTGTGGCACGTGGACCCGGACGTGGGTGGCGATGACGACTCGTGCCGCCGGGCGGTGCGGACGCGGCAGCTTGCGGCGTACCGGGAGGGGCGGCCGTGGGCGAACTACTGGCTGTGGTGGCGGTTCCGGCACATGAACAAGTGGTGCTTCCGGCACATGCGTCCGCAGGTGATCCCGTGGCAGCGGTTGCAGCGGTGGCGGAAGGTGCGGTGTCCGGGTTGCGGTGAGCGGTTCGGCTGGTCGGAGTCGGGAATCGCGCCGGGCTTCGACATGCCTGCGTACCACTTCCGGTGCTCGGAGGCGCACGGCTTCGGGATGGCGCAGGGCGACTCGGCGAAGGCGGCGCTGTGATGTACCGGGTGACAGTGACGCGGGCGTTGCTGAACGCGATCCCGCGCGACGCCTTCATGGAGTTGTATCCGGCGCTGAACTCGCGTCATGACGAGGCGCGAGAGGTGTGGACGTTCGACGTGGAGGCGACGAGTCCGCCGCCGACCGATCCGGCTGAGCGGTGGGCGACGCTGTGGAGGCCGGGGCCGGACTCTCGGGTGCGGCTGTCGATGGAGATCGAGCCGCGGCACGTGGCGAGCATCGAGGCGCTGTGATCGACGGGCAGACGATGGCGAAGCTGCTCGGCTGGGCTGCGCGGAAGAACGCGGATCGGCGGGGTGTCGATACGCGGTCGGTGATGTTGCTGCGGACGATCGGCCGGTGCCTGATGTGCTCGCCGCGGTCGATGACGCTGGAGGAGGTGATCGCGGATGCGGTGGCGATCGATCCGGAGGCGTGGGCGCTGAGTTCGGGGACGTGTGTGGACGAGGCGACGAACCCGTGTCAGTGCTGTCAGGACGACGATCGGCAGCACTGGCTGCTGGACTTCTGACCGGCGGCCTGACTCACGGCGCGTGTTATACTTGGGGTGCGGGGCTGTGTGGGCCGCTGGCCTTCAGCAGACTCCGCAGAGAGGAGCACGGCGATGACGGAGCAGATGCGCGCCATGTACGGGCTGCTGGAGCGTCACCTGGGGCTGGACACGTTCGGGATGCTCGGCGACCGGCTGAGCGACCTGGGGGCCGAGATGGACGAGGTGGGCGTGCCCGCCGACCTGGCTGAGGTTCGTAGGGCGCTGGAGACGCTGCGCGAGGCGGCCGACCGGTTCGCGGTGAATGTCGGACTGGGAGGGTGACGCGATGCCCAAGCTGACGAAGCCGCAGGAGGCGCTGCTGGAGCGCGTCAACCGCGAGGGCAAGGTCGTGCTGAACGGTCGTGCCCGGCGGACGGTCGAGGCGCTGGAGCGGGCCGGGCGGGTCACCTCGACCTACTGGCTGATCCCGCAGGTGAAGGGGAACGGCATCGAGTTCGTGGAGCGGTTCGCGGTGGTGCCCGCCTTGACGCGGTGGATCGACTACCAGTGCGGCGCGTGCGAGGCGATGTACCGGACGGCGATCGTGCCGCCGGGGAACGAGCCGACCGGCGGGTACTACGGGCCGTGCCCGAACTGCGGCGCGAAGGAACGAGTGCCCGCTTAGCTCACGATGCGTGTTATACTTGAGGTGCGGGGTGGGGAACTCCGCAGAGAGGACACGAAGATGGCACTTGCGAGGAACACCGACCCGACCATCCAGGCGCTGTACGTCGCGCGCCGCAAGGCGGCAACGGCGACGGACGGCTCCGGTTTCAAGGCGATGCGGGGCTGGGCTGAACTGGAGAGGGTCGAGAACGAGTTGCGCGCCGTCGATCCGGACGGCGACTGGACGCGAGAGCATCGCGGCCCGGACACGAACTGGAAGTGGACGACGGCGTAACCCGCAGGCTGAGGCTTGCAGAGAGGAGTTCGACATGACGATGACCGGTGACCAGCTTCGCGCTCAGGCGAATGAGCGCGACCGCGCTGCGGAGGAGAGCTTCCAGCGGTGCGACACGGACGGGTTCCTGTCCCAGTGGGCGGCGGGTCTGACCGCGCAGGAGTTGCGGATGAAGGCGCAGGTCGCGGACGCTGGCGGCATGTGGACGTTCGCGAGGACGATGCTCGTGACGCTGGACGGCGAGGCGACGGATGCGCGTGAGGTGAAGACGCGCTTCGGCTACCGCTGGCGGCTCGACTCGACCGACCAGTGGCTGCCGGTCAACCCGGCGCGCGAGTCCACGCTCGCGAAGCACGGCTACCGCGAGGTCGAGGTGACCGAGGTGGCTGAGGCGAAGGTGACGCTGGCCGGGAACGGCCGGGGCCTGAGCGGGAACGTCTGGGTGCGGGTGTACCGCCCGGATGCTCGGCAGTCGGACGGCTGGCGCGCGGTCGGCCCGCCGCAGTAGGGTGAGCGGGCGGAAACTCGGCGGGGTTTCCGCCCGCAGCGTGGGGACGGTTCCACCGGCGGGTTCGGGTCGCACCCGGCGGGTTCAACGCCCGCCCGTCCCCCTGAGTCGTGTTAGCTCACGGCATGTTATACTTGAGGTGCGGGGAGGGACCCCGCAGAGAGAGGAGCACGAGATGACCACCGGCACCTTCCCGATCTACCAGCGCGAGAACTCGCCGACGATGTTCTGGCTCGGCGGGACGCGCGACCTGTTCGGCGAGGCGCTGTTCGTGTCGCTCGACCGGGACGGCAAGTTCTGGCTCTGGCAGAGCAACCGGCCGTACGGCGCGAACGACAAGATCGGCGAGGTGTCCGGCTTCAACCTGACCCAGGCCGAGGTCGAGACGGCGCTGACCGAGTGGAGCTTCTGGGGCCGCTGCCCCAGGGCTGGAGGCTGACGATGGTCCGCACCCGGTACTACTGGGACTCCGGCGACGGCAGCCCGGTGTCGATCGACGTGTTTGAGCTTGACTCGGCCGTGCAGGACGCCGCGTACGGGGCGCTCGCCGACGGGCGGCCCGACGATGAGCCGATCTACATCTACGACGAGCCGGACAACGAGCGCGGCACCCGCGAGTGCACCACCACGGGTCGCCAGCACGAGCCGGTGGCGGTCACCAGCATCGCCGCTGCGCGTGCGTGCGGGCTGGTCGGGCCTACCGAGTACGGCACCCGCTAGCTCACGACGTGGTACAATGGGAGTGCGGGGAGAGGCCCCGCAGAGAGAGGAGCGCCAGATGGCACAGGCCCTAGTGATCGAGGCGAGGTTCACGAGCTACTACACGGGCGAGTTCATGTCCGAGTCGGAGGTGTTCGCGGAGGCCGCGACGCTGGAGGCGGCGATCCTGTTCGCTCAGGACTGCGACGCCGACGGCGGCTTCGACTTCACGAACGACGAGCCGGACTGGGAGGGCGACGTGAAGCGGCAGACGCGCTCGTACTACGCGGTCGATGCGGCGGTGTGGGGCGAGCAGCAGACGCGGGAGCGGCGCGAGCGCGAGGAGGCGCTTCTGCCCTTCGGTTCCGAGTGGTACGCGGAGCGCGCGGCGGCGGGGGGCTTCTGATGGCCGAGGCGCTGATCGTGTCGTGTCCCTTCTGCCGGAGCGAGCCGGGCGAGCCGTGCCGCACCAGCAAGGGCACCGGCCGCCCGCCGCACAAGATTCGCGTGTACGCGGCGGAGCACGGCCACCCGGACGCTTACCGGGCCGATGAGCGGAGGGCCGTCTGATGCCGGTGATCATGGCTCCGGTCTGCGGGTGCGCGGTGCGCGGTGGGGGCGAGTGCAAGCTCGACCCCGGCCATCGCGGCCATCATGCGCAGGTGACGTTCGGGTGTGACGGCTGCGGGAAGACGTTCCGCGGCGAGGCGCACGCGACTGCGCCGGACGGCGAGTATCCGCACGGGTTGCGGTTCTGTTTCCTGTGCACGCGGGGCCTGCGGTGAGCGGCGTGCTGGCAGAGGCGGGCCTGCGGCTGGCGGGCGTCGTGATCGGGTGCGTGGTCGGCGTCAGCGTGATCGGGTGGACGAGCTACGGGATCAAGCCGTGGCACCTGCTCCGCGATCGGCGCGAGGCTCAGCGCCGACTGGGGCGGCGGCCATGAGCGAGGAGCGGCCGACGCGCTCGTACAAGCCGCACGATCGGCTGACGACGCTGGCCGATGCGATGACGAGTGCGCTGGTCCTGCAGCCGGGGTATGGCGACGACGTGAAGTGCGTCGTGTTCCTGAACGACGAGCATCGGGGTGGGCTGGTGATGCACGGCTACGAGGACGACGCCGAGGCGCTGGCGAACGTGTTCTTTCACCTGCGCGCGATCTTCCGCGCGAACGGGAAGGACCTGGGGTTCATGCCGATGCCGGGGAGCGGCTGATGACGGTGCGCCAGCTTCACCTACTGCTACTCGCCGACCGGCGGCTGCGCCCGACGGACACGCTGATCGGCAACGACCTGGGGAACCTGAAGGTCGAACGCGACGGCGAGTACGTCGGTTGGATCGACCTGCGCGGGACGTTCGGCGGCGGGTTTGAGCCGTGGGATGGGGATGAGCCGGACGACGAGCCGGACAACGATGAAGTGGGGCAGGGCTGATGGCGCTGGAGATCACCGATGAGCAGCGGGCCGCGCTCGCGAACCTGCGGAACCTGGGCGTGGCGGCGGAGACGCCGCTGCGGAACCTGGCGGCGGCGGGGCTGCGGGAGGCGTACTGGCGCGAGTTGGCGGAATCCCGTGGCGCGATGGTCGAGCACCTGCGGGTCCACATCGATCAGCTTGTCACCGGCGAGGTGCCGATGCCGAACGGCGAGTTCGTCGCGAACCCTGCGACTCGGAAGCGGGAGGTCTGATGGACGGCGTGAGCGGTGACCTGTCGATCGGGACGGCGTATGGGCGGCGGCTGCCAACGCTGTCGGCGTGGTGCGCGGTGGCGTTCGTGACGCCGCTCGGGCTGGACGAGGTGGGCGGCGTGGTCGAGCAGCGCGAGTCGATCAAGCGGTTGCTGGTGGACCAGCCGAAGGGCGGCTACTTCCGGAACGAGGTCGCGCGGCACATCATGGCGATCCGCGCGCTGGAGGCGGAGCGGCCGTGGACGTGACCCAGGAAGACCTTGACGAGGCGCGGGCGGCGATTATGACCCTGCTCGCTCATCCGCAGCGCGAGCAGCCTGGGAACCTGGAGCAGGCGCAGGTGCTGGCGCTGATCTACGTCGGCGACTGCATCCGGGAGCAGACGGACACGTCGTACTCGATCGCGAAGGGAGAGGCGGGCCTGTGACCGGCCGGATGGTGCGCCCGCCGGGGCTGTCGGCGGCGTGGTACACGCCGGAGGAGGAACGCGAGATCCGGGGGATGATCCTGGGGCAGGACTACACGGAGTTCCTGCGCACCGGGAAGGTGTCGGAGGCGCTGCGGGAGGCGTACCGGGCGGCGAGGTTGGCGCACGAGTTGAAGGCCGAGTTCGATGGGCGCTTCGACTTCGACGCGCCTGATCGGGGCGCTGGGCCTGTCAGGGACGCCGTGGGGGCCGTGCAGGCGCGCGACGAGGCGATTGCGAGGGTGGACACGGCCGCTGACCCGGCGTGGAAGATGAGGGCGCTAGCGGCCCTTCGTAGGGTCGCTGAGCGGCAGGCCGAGTTGACGGCAGAGGACGTGTGGGTGGAGGCGCGGGAGGTGCCGGAGGAGCCGCGGGCGATGGGGCCGCTGATGCAGTCGGCGCGCGCCAAGGGGTGGATCGAGCCGACCGATCAGCACCGGCAGTCCTCGATGGTCGTGAACCACGCTCGGCCGATGCGGGTGTGGCGGTCGCTCGTCCGGCAGTAGGCCATGCACGCGACCCGGCTTGAACGGGTACACCCCGGTGTGAGCGGAGCGGGCACCGGCTGCCCATCGCGTGCGTGGCGAGAGCATAGCTGCGGCCCGCCGCCGAGCGGGGATCCCGTACCGCACTGGAGGTGGCACCAGGGTGTATCGGCCTGGGGCGCGGTGGGCGACGGGTGCATTGGCGGCGGGCCGCTGGGCGAGTCTAGCACCACCGATAGCTCACGCTGCGTTACAGCTTGACCATGCTCTCGGCTGGTGGGAGGATGCGGGCCGCGACGTGCGTTTGCGCGTTGCTGACTGCGGGAGGCGTGATGCAGATGGCGAAGGCCAGCACCGACACCGAGGACGACACGGGCACGGGCGACAACGGCGACGGCGGAGACGGCGGCGACACGAAGGGCGAACCGGAGGCGTCGATCGCGGACCAGGCGGACGAGATCGAGAAGCAGATCGGTCAGCTTCCGATCCCGGGCACCGTCGGTGAGCTTTCGCTGAACGCTGGCGGCGAGGCTCCGGAGACGGCGAGCCTGAAGCTGCTCGGCGGGACGCTGCCGGTGGAGGGCGAGTTCGACAAGGGCGACCTGGTGCGCGTCTGGGTCGAGGGCCGCGTCACGTCGGTGGAGTTCGTGGACCACCTCGGGAAGGACGGCTACGTGGAGGCGACGGAGCGTCGCCACAAGATGCGGATGGTTCGCGTCCGGCGGGTCGAGGAGTAAACTCGGCGGTCAACCCCTGACTGCGGCGGCCCCCGGACGGATCCCTCATCTACCGATCCTAGTTCCTCCGGGGGCCGCTCGTCTGTAGGATTGCGCGCAGGCTGGCCTGAACACTCAGCTAGGCGGCGGGGGGACGGGGCCGACCCCAACCAGGCGGGTCGGAAAAGCTCCCTCCGCCGCCGCTTTCCCCGCACGTTGCGAGGACTTTGCGTTGACACGTCCGCGTGGTGGGCGTAGAACGCAAAGCGCCGGGATCGTAGGGCCACTAACCCTCCCCCGGCGCTTTACCAACGCGACGGGGACAGAGTACCAACTCAGGCACCCGTCGCACAAGATGGGAGCTAGTCCGTGGCTGATGGTGATCAAGTCGTGCAGACGCCGTTCGCGATCGTGCCTGTCTGGGTGGCCGAGCTAGGACCGCACGCGGTGCTGGTCTACTTCGCGCTGGCGTCGTACGCTCGGTTCGATGACGACCGCTCGTGCCATCCGAAGGTGGCGACGATCGCGGCTCGCGCTGGGATCAGCGAGAGGTCTGTGCAGATGGCCTTGAAGGCGCTCCAGGATGGCGGTGCGATCACTCGCGAGGAGCGCACCCGGGCGAACGGCAGTCGAAGGGAGAACTTGTACCGCCTGCGCATCGACCGGCCTGATCCTTCTGGGTCGGCCCCGCAGGAGGTGCGGGGTGACCCCGCAGGACGTGCGGGACCAGAACGAGAGGATACGGCTCTGTTCGATGAGAACTCTCTGGATGAGGCGGGTCGCGCGCGTGAGGCCGGGCCTGAGCCGATGCTGGGCGGCGGTCGGCACGTCGGCAAGGTGCTGCTCGGGAGGCGGTTCACGTCGGGGGAGTTGGAGATCGTGCACATCGTGGTGCGCTCGTTCAACCGGCTGGCCGGGACGAAGGTGACGCTCAAGCCGAGGGAGCATGTGCGGCTGGTGCTGGGCCGGGTTCGCGAGCATCCGGAGTTGCAGGCATCCGAGTGGGATCGGGTGATCGAGGCGAACCTGGCGGAGCCGTGGTGGGACGGGCCGCCGTCGCTGAACGTGATCTTCTCGCCACGGGTGTTCCACATCGCGCTGGAGCGCGGCCGGGAGTGGAACCCCGACAGGCCAGCCGGGTCGAAGCCGGGGAGGCGGCAACCGGGGCAGTCGCTCGCCGACCTGGTGGAGATGGCTGACCGGCTGGAGGCCGAGGGGCAATGAAGCCGAGCGACGCGGTGAAGGTGCACGCCCGGATCAAGACGCTGTGGCCGCCGAGGCTGGTCGATCCGTTCGATCAGGAGGCGGCGCGGGCCGTCGCGAGCGCGCTGCCGCCGGACGTGACGGTGGAGCACGCGCTGGTGGTCGTGGACGAGTTCTTCCGGCGCGGGTCGCCGTTTCCGCCGTCGTGGCCGGAGATCGCGAAGCGGTGGACGGAGCGCACGACCGGCTCCGGCGACGACCCGGACGTGACCGCCAATGCGTGGCTGGCCGAGGTGTACGCCGAGGTCGGGCAGGGCGGCGGCTGCTTCTACCGGCCGATGCCGGAGTTCAGCGACCCGATCATCGGCGCGGCGGTGTTGCAGGCGTCGGGGTCGTGGAAGGACTGGGGGCTGACCCCGAACGGCGGCGCGGCGGCGGAGGGCGAGGCGTTCCCGAAGAACCTGATCCCGGAGCGGGACGAGCGGTTCCGGCGGGCGGTGAAGGCGCTGTTGCGGCACCGCGCGACGACGGGCGAGCGGCTGCCGGAGATCGTGGGCGGCCCGACGCGGCTGGCGCTGCCTCCGGCGTTGGAGGATGACGACGAGTTCGTGCGGCGGTGGGTGGCGCAGCGGCCGGAGTTGCCGGAGGGGTCGCCGTTCAAGGTGCCGGACCTGGCTATGGGTCGGGACGGCGTGGTAGCGTCGCCCGAGGAGGTGGACGATGCCACGGCAGACGATTGACGAGGTGGTGGCAGCGGTGGAGGCGTGGGGCCACCTGGGGCTGGCTGCGGCGAGCCTTGGGGTGCAGCGCGCGAGCCTGGAGGGGCGGCTGCGGAAGGCGGGCCTGTGGGCGTCCGACAAGCACGGCTTCACGCCACGCGAGGACGCGCAGATCCGTCGCCACTACTCGCTGGGCGAGGTGGCGTACCTGGCGACGCAGGACTTGGAGCGGCCGTGGCTGTCGATCGTGCAGCGCGCCTTCCGGATCGGCGCGACAGACAAGCTCGGCGCTACGCAGTTGCTGGACGACGGCATCACCGTGCAGCGGGACGGGACGACCGGCCTCGGGCTGTCGTGGGTGGTGGCGGGCCAGTTCGTCGGCCAGCCGCTCGTGATCACCGTGCCGGGTGAGCCGGTGGCGTGGGTGCGGGCGGGCCGGGACAACTCGGTTGGCGGCCGGTCGTTCACGCCGAGCCGGGTGGCGAAGGCGGAGCAGCGGCTCGGGTGCCGGTTCGCGACGCTGCCGACGTTCCGCCGGAACGTGGCGCTGGGCTGCGTGTTTCACCTGGGGACGATGCGCCGGGTGGACGCCGACAACCTGACGAAGCTGGTGCTGGACGCCGGGAACGACGGGGCGCTGTGGGAGGACGACTCGCAGGTGACGACGATCGTCACGAAGGTAACGCTCGACCGGACGCACCCGCGGACGGTGATCAGCGTGCTCGGCTACGAGGACGAGGCGATGCCGCGCGGGTCGCACTACCTGCCGCGCTGTGCGGGATGCGGCGAGCCATTCAAGGCTCCGCCGCGGAAGACGATGCAGGTAACGTGGTGCTCGCCAGAGTGCAAGGAACAGGTGGGCAGCGCGTTGACGCTGCTCTGAAAGGGAGCGATGAACGACGATTCGACGCACGAGTGCCCGGCCCCGGGCTGCACGAAGCGGGTGCCTCACCACATGCTGGCGTGCAGGCGGCACTATCACGACCTGCCGAAGGTGCTGCGCAACCGGCTGTACGCGGCGTGGGACGGCGGCGACGGGCAGGGGTCGGATGCGCACCGGGCGGCGATTCAGGAGTGCCGCGCGTACTGGGAGGCGGCATGACCGCCGACGATCCACTGCTCGTGCTCGACCTGACGATCGTCAGCACCCTGCAGGAGGTCGTGCGGGAGGCGGTGCGCGAGGTGATCGGAGCGACCACCTCGCCCGAGGTCGAGGGGATGCTGCCGGGGCCGATCGAGGTGCACGTGCATGTGCTGCGCGAGCGCCCGAAGTCGCACTACGGCACCGGCCTCAGCGAGGGCCTGTTGCGCGAGTCGGCGGAGGCGTACCCGATGCGCCTCGGGGTCAGTCGCGGGATGGCGGTGGTGGAGGGCTGCGAGGGCGTCGTGTGGCGGCACGGGGCGCTGTCGGCGCTGCTCGTGACGTGCGAGTGGGCGTCGATCAACGCGATCCACATTCGGATCAGGCAGCCTCCGGCGGCGACGGTCGGCGACCTGATCGCGTGGGACATGGAGGAGCCGCCGGTGCCTCGCTGGACTAGCGCCGTCTAGCTCACGTCGTGATACACTCAGGGTGCGGGGAGGGAATCGTCCCCCCGCAGAGAGGACTAGGCGATGGAGATGTGCTGCCGCTTCTGCGGCCACCCGATCTACCGAACGCGCATGGCGAACGAGGAGTACGGCTGGAACCTCGTGCTCCAGGAGCAGGACGACACGTTCCTGTGCCTCGCCCGCGGCGACGGCCTGCCGTACGAGGCGATGCTGCCGCACGAGCCGTACGCGCCGATCGTGCGCGGCACCTCGCTGTGGCTGGTGAAGAAGTTCTCTGGCCCCGAGGCGGAGCGCTGCATCGAGGAAGCGATCACGATGGCGGCGGTGACCGGCTCTGTCGGCGCGACATGTTCGCGCGGCGGGGACGGTCCCGAGTCGATGGCCGAGGTTGTCGGCCTGACCGAAAGGAAGCCGCTGTGAGCTTCAAGCATGTCGGCACCGTCGAAGTTCTGCGGGCACGGACGTACCGGATCGACCCGACGAACCGAGATAGGATCGCCACGGAGGCGATCGTCATGCCGGGCGCGTATCCGTTGCTGAGCGACGGCTTCACCCGCATCTGGCTGATGACCGGCACCCTCAACGGCAGCTTCCTGCGACGCGGCGACGGCATGTTCATCGCCAGCCCGAACGACATGCCGCTGGACGGACTGACGGTCACCTTTCCGTCCGCGAGCTACGGCCCGGACGAGTGGGCGGCGATGCTGAACGATCCGGTCGCCCTGCCCGGGGACGAGCAGCGCCTGCGCATCACCGAGGAGACGCTGTGATGCGGCGCTTCGGAGAGCCTGTGATGGCGTACCGCGCAGACGTGCCGCTGATGACGCGGCTGGGGCTGCGCACGACCGGCTTCGGCAACGACTGGACGCACGTCGGCACGGTCGAGGTGCTGCCAGCGAAGGCCGCAACGCCGGACGACCCGCACAACCCGTTCCGCCCGGCGACGACGGTGAAGGTCGAGGTGTCGGCACACCCGGCGCAGTTCTGGCGGTTCACGATCACCCGCCCACAGGACCGCTGCGAGGATCTGCCGGACGGCGAGTTCCGGGTCGTGCACGAGCCGGTGGAAGTGATCGAGGTGCGCACCGGCTCAGGCCCCTTCGGCGACTACTGGCCGATGGCAGATGCCATCGCCAAGCACCTGCTGACAGTCACAACGAAGGGAGAGGACGATGGGATTGCAGACGACTCGTGAGCGCGCCGACCGCGCGCACGTCGCGGTCGAGGCGTACACCGACGCGATGCCGGGCGAGGGGTTCCACCTGATCGACCTGCTCGGCGACCTGGCCCACTGGCGCGACGTGTACGGCACCCGGATGGATCGGGGCGAGTACGACTTCCCGGAGGCCGTCATCACGGCGCTGGAGCACTACTACGCCGAGACGGACGCGCCCGCTAACCCGGTGCGCGAGCGGCTGCTGCGGCTGGCCTGCGACGAGGCGGAGACGGGCGTGCTGGACGACCTCGTGTTCGCCGCGAAGGATGCGCTGGAGACGGGCGAGTCGGCGGACGTGCACCAGGCGCTGTTCCACCTGGTGGAGACGCTGGCGCTGCCGGACAACGAGGACGACGGGGAGGCCCCCGATGGCTGAGTGGCGGACGCTGGGCGAGATGGAAGGCGGGCTGAGCGTCGGCGCGCGCGTGTGGTGGCAGCGACCGACCGGGCCGCTGAACGGCGTCGTGCAGACGCTGCTCGGCACGCACGCGGTCGTCTACTTCGGCAAGCTCGGCGAGGTGACGGTGCCGGTGCGCGAGTTGACGCCGACCGACACGATCGTCATCTACGACTAGCGTGCCATGTGTGACGAAGCTCCCGCAGTACCAGGCGCGCAACGCGAGGATGCGCTCGCGTCGCGCTGCCGGGTGGACGCTGAAGCGGATCGCGCGCGGCGAGGGCCTGTCGCACCAGCGCGTGTCGGTGATCGTCCGCGACGTGGAGATCCCGAGCCGCGGGTCGGCGCGCTGCAAGGGGTGTCACACGCCGATCGAGCGGCGGTCCACGACCGGCATGTGCAGGTCGTGCCTGACGGCCGAGGGGTGGAGGGCGCAGCCGCAGCGGTGGACGCAGGAGGCGGTCGTGGAGGCGTTCCTGCGGTTCAACGAGCGGTACGGGCACGGGCCGCGCGCGACCGACCTGAGTCCGGCGATGGCGCGCAAGACCGGCCGCCCTGAGCTTGCGGAGCGATTCCACCGGGACGGCGACATGCCGTCTCTGCACACCGTGACGAAGCGGTTCGGCGGATTGAACCTCGCGCTGGAGGCGGCTGGACTGCCGACCCGCAAGCCGGGCGTGAGACTCACGACGTGAGCCGTAGCGCACGACGTGGTATACTGAGGTAGCCGGGGACTCTCGGCAGAGAGGAGGGCAGCATGGCGCTGCTCGTAGAGAACCTACTGCTCGCGAAGGGTATGCACCTGCCTCACCGAGAGGCTGCGGTGCTGGCTGGCCTGGAGATGCTGAACGAGCCGCCCGCGATCGTCCGGCGGCGCGAGGCGCGCAACGCCGCGCTCCGTTCGGCCAACCCGAAGGTGATCCTGGACGGCGGCCACACGATCTGGGCGTCGGACGACCAGAGCTTTTCGGAGCCGTGGTCGGCGACCTCGGTGCAGATCACGCCGGAGATGGTGGCGAACGTGCCGCCCGACCTGCGCCGCTACCTGACCGATCAGGTCGATATGGAAGTGTCCGGCGACGTGATGCTCTACGCGAAGATCGTGATGAGCACCGGCGGCGTCTACCGGCTGGACGGCGGCGAGGACGGGATCAAGGGCGTGCTCGACTCCGTGTGGGGCGGGCTGCCGCTGACGGAGCTTCCGCCGCTGCCGTACCCGCGCATGTGGTTTGAGGCGCGCGGGGAGCACGGCGAGCCGGTGGCGCTGTGGGACACCGAGCCGCCGGAGGGGTCGTGGAACGGCCCGGACTCCCGCGAGCTTTGGGGCCTGGCCGTGACTGAGATCATCCCCGGCCACACGTGGGGGATGCTGGCCGTCCGCAAGTCGGACTGGTCGTACCAGCTTGAGGCCGACGCGCTGCGGCGCGGCACGGAGAAGTTCCAGGAGGGCGACTGGCTGACCTCGCTGCGGTACGAGCGGGTGTCGGTCGAGGAGATGAACCTGCTCGTGCCGAGCAGCGCGGGCGGCATCTTCGCGCAGCGCGACGACGACGACGGGGTAGTGTCGGCGTCCGAGGGCGCGTACCGAGGCGCGATGCTGGCCTGGGGCGTCGTGCTGGCGGACGTGGTGACGGCCCGCAACGTCGATCGACGCGAGTTCTCTCTCGGCCGCAAGGCGCACCGGCAGATGGATCGCGTCGCGCCGGGCGGACGGTTCGGGTCGCGCCTGTACGACGTGTCGATCGCGACGGCCACCGGCGACGCGAAGGACGAGACGGGCCAGCACCTGACGGTGCGGTTCCTGGTGCGCGGCCACTGGCGTGTGTCACACGCTGAGCACGCGCGGTGGATCGACGCGAAGGAGGCTCGCTGCGTGTGGGTGGCCGCGTACGTGAAGGGGCCGCCCGGTGCGCCCTGGAAGGGTCGGCCCATCTACAAGGAGCACACGGGGGACTCACGATGACCGCTATAACCCACGATGTGTGTTACGATCCGGACATGGATGAAACGACCACGACAATCGAGGCGTCGATGACGCCGCTGCTCGGGTCGGTCCGCCAGTGGCTCGTGGAGAAGCAGGACAAGGGCGTGAAGCAGGTGCGGATCACGAGCGTGATCGACCGGCTCCCGCTGGACGACGACACGCTCGTAGGGACCGCCGAAGCGGCGGAGATCCTGCGCGTGGAGCGTCCGCGCATCGCGAAGTGGCGACGCAACGGCGTGATCCCGACTCCCCTCGCAGACACCGCCAGCGGACCGATCTGGCTCAGGTCGCAGATCGAGGCGGCCGTGCCCGAGGCGGACGCCCGGCGACGCAACCGCACCGGCCGACCTGCCGACGCCGCGTGAGAATACGGCTGGACGGCAGGCTCGGCACCGAACTCGCGATCGAGGGCGACCGGATCGTCCTGCAGGCCACGGAGGTGTGGGCGGTCGAGCACCACACCGACGTGCTGCCGAAGCCCGACGGCTGGGAGATGACCGCCGACGGGGAGCCGGTCGCCACCGGCCCGCTGCACTACGCGGGCGGGATCGTGGAGCTAGCCTTCGACCCCGACCACGCCGAGCAGCTAGCGCGAGGCATCCTGGAGAAGGTCGAGATGGTGCGCCGCGCGAAGACGCCGCCGGTGCCGGTGCCGCGTCCCGGGATCCTGCTGCCGGAAGGCGTCCGACTGCGCGAGGACGGCCGACAGTCGTAGAATGCGGCGCATGAGTGCGCTGTACCCGTCGTACAAGCAGGCGATGCTGGAAGGAACGGTGTCGCTACTGAACGACCCGATCCGACTCCAGCTTCTCGCGCAGGGCTTCGACTACGACCCGGCCCACAAGTTCCTCGCGGACGTGCCCGACAACGCGAAGCGCGGCGCACCGGCCGTCGTGGCCGGGAAGACGACGAACGTGCCAGAGCAGGGCGTGTTCGACGCCCTCGACACGAGCGTGGCGTCAGTCCCTGCGGGCGGCGCGATCACCGCCTACGTGCTCTACCGGGACACCGGCAACCCGGCGACCAGTCCGCTCGTCGCGTACATCGACGGGTTCTACCTGGAGCCGCAGGGCGGCCCCGTCCTGATGCAGCACGATCCGGGTCCTGAGCGCATCTTCGCGCTCACTGTCGTCTGACAGTCCCGTCTGCGAGTGCCATACTCCCACGCAGACGACTCTGCGCAGGAGGACGGGATGAGTGGCACGACGGACATGGGCGGATCGCTAGTGCTGGAGCGCATCACGCCGCGCCTCCCCGAGCGACCGCTCACGGTACGGGAGATGCTGCACGAGGCACTGCCGCACCGCGGCCTGTCGCCGGAGGTGCGCGACTGGCGACGCACGAACCGGAGGCACTACCTGCGCTCGCTGCGGAAGGTCGCCGTCGCGAAGATGATCGGCGCACCGGTCGTGTACGGCTCGCTGTACCTGACCGTGATTCGCGCCGACGGCGAGATCGTCCCGCTCGGCCTGGTCGGCCACAAGGTCGTGACCACGGCGGGCGTCACGAAGCTCGTGGACTTCCTCCGCGCCAACGACGTGACGACCGGCCAGAACTTCAAGTTCCACGGCATCGGCACCGGCTCCGGCGCAGAGGCCATCGGAGACGTAGCGCTCGGCACCGAACTGACCACCGAATACTCGCCCGACAACACCCGCCCGACCGGCTCCCAGACGAACAACGGCCCGACCGTCTACCGCAGCGTCGGCACGATCACCGTGGACGCCACCCCGGGCGGCGCGATCCGCGAACACGGCGTGTTCAGCGCCGCCACCGCAGGCACCCTGCTCGACCGCACCATGTTCGCAGCCATCACGCTGGCGTCCGGGGACTCGATCGCTGCAACGTACGACCTCACGGTCGCCGCGGGCGGGTGACGCGCACGACGTGAGCTAAGGTACGATGCCGCTCGTGGCGGCCTGGGAGATTCTGCACGGCGACTGCGTGGACGTGATGCGCGGGATGCCGGATGCGTCCGTCGATGCGGTCGTGACCGACCCGCCGTACGGGCTGGAGTTCATGGGCCGCGAGTGGGACAAGTTGTCGGGCCAGCCGGGCTACAACGAGCGCGGCCGGATCACGGACCGGCCGGACGCGCAGGTGCCGTACGGCCGGGGCGGCGGCGTGAACTCGTACCAGGCCGGGCGGCCGATGCAGGAGTGGCACGAGGTGTGGGCGCGGGAGGCTCTGCGGGTGCTGAAGCCGGGCGGGCACCTGCTCGCGTTCGGCGGCACGCGCACCTTCCACCGGCTCGCGTCGGCGGTCGAGGACGCCGGGTTTGAGATCCGCGACATGATCCACTGGGGATACGGCTCGGGGTTTCCGAAATCGCTCAACGTGTCCAAGGCGCTCGCGGGCATCCGATGTGAGTGTCCAGTACCGTACAGCCATGCCGGTGACGCTGACCTGCGCGGAGTGCGGGACGACCTTCACGCGCCCGCCGAGTCATGCGACGCGGGCGAAGGAGCCGCACTGCTCGCGCCGGTGCAACGGGCTGGCGCGCGGGCGGGAGTGGGCGACGCACGGGGCGAAGGGTCACGTGGCGCGGACGCCGGAGAGCTACGTGCGAGCGGCGGCGAAGATGAAGGGGCCGCTGAATCCGGCGTGGAAGGGCGGCGTGACGTACCGGCGGCAGCACGGGAACCACGTGGGGGCGAGGTACGTGCGCTGCCCGGACTGGGCGCTGCCGATGTCCCGGAGGGACGGCTACGTGATGGAGCACCGGCTGGTGATGGCGACGATGGTCGGCCGCCTGCTGGAGCGGACGGAAGTCGTGCACCATCGGGACCACGACCCGCTCCGGAACGATCCGGCGAACCTGGAGATGTGGCCGGACAACCGCTCGCACAAGCTGGCGGAGCATGGCCGGTTTGCGGACGGTGCGGCAAACCGATGGTGCCCGACGGGTGGGGGACGGCGTTGAAGCCTGCGCACGAGCCGATCGTGGTGGCCCGTAAGCCGCTGATCGGGACGGTGGCCGGGAACGTGCTGGCGCACGGCACGGGGGCGCTGAACATCGATGGGTGCCGGATCGAGCACACGGTCGTGAACGGCGGGAACCTGGCCGACAACACGCACCTGCGGGGACGGCACAAGGCGGGGACGGAGGGGTTCGCGCCGGGCGGCGAGGGCGCGGAGGCGACGCGGGAGTTTGAGTCGGCGGCGGCGGGTCGGTGGCCTGCGAACGTGGTGCTGTCGCATACGGAGGGCTGCGTGCTGGTCGGCACCCGGCGGGTGAAGGCGGCGACCGGGACGATGGGGCAGGGCGCGTTCGGGACCGGCACCACGTACGGCGAGGGGGAGGGGCTG